GTTTTCTTGAGAGACTCCTCCACCAACGAAACTTATGATCTGACCAGCAAAAGTTCTTCATATGGACTTAGTGGCTTGTCTGCATCTAAAAGTCTCATTAAAATTCTGCGAGAGAAGCATGGAATAAATTCTATTGGATTTTATTTATTGACCAAGCAGGCCCGGAGCGAAGTAAGAAGAGTTATTTCTGCCTTTGTCGATTCCGAGTTAGACCCCAGTGCGAAAAAATATCAAGATCTGCGAAAACAATTCAATAAAAATAATTTTTTTGTCGCAACAAACTCTGGTCACAACGAGTATTATATTATCAACGCAAAAATAGATCCGAAAACTGACGAGCTAAAAGTTGATTCGACAATGAGCAAATCTGCAATTGCTAAAAGTTTCATGAATCACAGTAAATCTAAGCTTGTGAACAGGCAATTATTAAATAAATTTGTAGATTTGGTTAAATAGTTCTTGACAACCCCTCCTATATTTGCGATAATATATTCTGTAAGTTAAATGAAAGAGAGAGAAATATGCCACGTACTTCAAATTTAGATGTTCGTAAATCCCTTCTTGATATTCTTAGGGAGGAATCTGTAGACGGGATTGTTACGGCCGCCCAGATCAAATCTGCTGCAAAAACTGTAGGATCTTCCAGTACCAAATGGTTGCGGAGTATGGAACTCAAAGTTTCTCATGGCAAATATAACTTGCCAAAAGATGTTGCTGGTGCGCCAATTGTTCCAAAGATTCGCAAAGCAACAGAGTTTCCAGAAACAACCTTTTCGAATCGAGTGGCAGAATACTCTTCTGTCGATCAGAATTTAATTCCGACCAAAGATCCAAATTTTGTAAAGTTTGGTTTCTATAATGACCTAAAAACGATTATTTCTTCTAATATGTTTTATCCAGTTTTTATTACCGGTCTCTCAGGGAATGGAAAGACCCATGGTGCTCAGCAAGTTTGTGCAGCCCTTAAACGAGAGTGCATTACCATTCCAGTTACTGTAGAGACTGATGAATCCGATCTCTTGGGAGACAAAACTCTCATTGACGGCAACATCCAATTTATTCCGGGCCCAGTGATCCGTGCAATGGAGACAGGTTCCGTCCTGATTTTAGATGAAATTGATCTTGCTTCTAATAAAATTATGTGCCTGCAATCCGTAATCGACGGCAAAGGAGTTTTCCTTAAAAAAGATAATCGATTTGTTACTCCTAAGCCTGGGTTTACCGTCATCGCTACTGCAAATACTAAAGGAAAAGGATCGGACGACGGCCGATTTATAGGAACTAATGTTTTAAATGAGGCATTTTTAGAGCGATTTAAGGTTACCTTCGAGCAAGAATATCCCGCTCAAGCCACTGAGAAAAAGATTTTGATTAATTATTTAAAATCTTTTGGAATAGATGATGTCGATTTTGCTGAAGATTTGACTGTCTGGGCATCGGCAATCCGAAAAACCTTCATGGAGGGTGGCTGTGATGAGTTGATTTCCACCCGCCGGCTGGTTCATATCGCAGAGACCTATTCAATTTTTAATGATAAAATGAAGTCTATCGAATTATGCGTGAATCGGTTTGATGACGATACTAAGGCATCATTTGTAGATCTTTTTGAAAAGATCAGTGATCCGAATGAAGAGTTTACAGATTCTTCGTGCGAAGGGCAGATTCCTGAAGGTTCGGATTATGCCAGCGACAACGATGTTCCATTTTAACTCATTCTATGCTGGACGAGTTATAACAACTGAACAAAATTACAATTTAAATTATGGAGAAAATAATGATGATTAGTGAAGCTACACAAACCCTGTTACGAAATTTTTCAAACATTAACCAGTCAATTTTATTGACGGGAAAAAATCGAATTTCTACTATGTCGGTTATGCGAAATATTCTCGCGACTGCTGATATTGAAGAAGATTTTCCTGAAACATTTGGAATTTATGATCTTCCGAGATTTTTAGGAAATTTGTCGGTATATCCTGAATTAAATTTTGGTCAAAATTCTGTTATCATGGCAGATGGGTCCAAGACTTACAAGTTTATGGCTGCAGAGCCAAGCGCAATTATTCATCCTACAACCATGTTTGCTATGGAGGATTCTGACAACAATCCAGAGGATGTTAAGGCCAGTCCGGAATTTGATATCAATGTTACCCTTCCGAGGTCTACTCTTACTACAATTCAGAAAGTTGCTGCGATTAACTCGCTTCCCGACTATGCTCTGATGACAGAAAACAAAGAAATCTTTTTTGTTGCGTTAGATAAAAAGTCTGACACTACCGACATCGCAAAAGAGCCAGTGGGTAGTAGTGATGTAGAATTTAAGATGTATTTTAAGTCAGAGAACCTTAAGTTGATTGAGGGAGATTATAGGGTTGGGGTATCTCGAAATGCGATTTCTACGTTTCGGCACCAGACAAGACCTGTTCAATATTGGATTACATTAGAATCTGATTCACAATACGACATCTAATTGAGGCGAAAGAATATTGAAAGATTTATTATTATGGGTGGAAAAGTATCGTCCACAGCGAATTGAGGATTGCATTCTGCCCGAGGAGTTGAAAGATACTTTTCGGGAGTTCGTATCCAATAAAAAAATTCCAAACCTGCTTCTTAGTGGTGCACCAGGCGTCGGTAAGACGACTGTGGCGAAGATATTATGCAAAGAGGTAGGTTTGGATTATCTTATGATAAACGGGTCTGAGGACGGCAATATAGACACGCTCAGGACTAAAATCCGGCACTATGCGTCTACTGTGTCATTTTCGGGGGGTGGTAAGTGCGTAATTCTAGATGAGGCAGATTATTTAAATCCTCAGTCTACACAGCCAGCCTTGAGAGGCTTCATTGAAGAGTTCGCGGGCAACTGTAGATTTATTCTTACGTGTAATTTCCGCAACCGGATTATCGATCCACTACACAGTCGATGTTCTGTGGTAGAATTTAAGATTCCTAAATCAGAGAAGCCAAAACTCTCTGCCGCGTTTTATGAAAGAACTAAAGCAATTCTAGCGGAAGAAGGAATTGAGTACAAGCAGAAATCTTTGCTGGAACTCATCAACAAATACTACCCTGATTGGCGTAGAGTCCTGAACGAACTTCAACGCTACTCTGTTGGAGGAGAAATTGATGAAGGCATTCTGATTAATGTTAGTGAATCTAGTCTTAAGAAATTAAGTTCTACTCTCAAGGATAGAAAGTTTACTGACATGAGAAAGTGGGTCGTTGATAATTTAGACAATGACCCCTCGACAATTTTTCGCACGATTTATGATGGATTATATTCTTACATGGAGCCCCAGTCTATTCCTCAAGCTGTAGTGACGATTGCTGATTATCAGCACAAGTCAGCTTTTGTTGCGGATCAGGAAATCAATATGGTTGCGTGTTTGACTGAACTAATGATTGAGTGTGATTGGAAATGAGAAAGGAAATAATTTAACAATGTATGACTTATTCAAAGATTATGTTCCAGCATTGTCTCATACCAAAGAAAACTTATTAGATAGCGAAGATGAGCTCTGGGAAAAATCGTATAAGCCATATCTGATAAACAAGACATTTTCCTATCATATCGATACTATCATGTACGCGAATGATATGAATCAATATTCTATGATCGACAATAAACTCCAATTTGATTATTTACTAAATAGTATAAAATCTAGGAAAAGATTCTCTCCGTGGAATAAAAAAGAAATTGATTCTGATATTGATTTGATCAAAGAATATTATGGATACAGCAACCGGAAAGCCGAAGAGGCATTGTCTCTTTTATCTGCTGCACAGCTAGGATATATCAGAAGTAAACTATATAAGGGCGGTTAACATGTACTCTTTGGACGTAGACGACTTGGTGGAAGTGATTTTAACTGATGCTGAGGATTTTCTCAAGATACGAGAAACGTTAACCCGAATTGGAGTTTCTTCTAAAAAAGAAAAAAAGCTTTATCAGTCTTGTCACATATTGCACAAGCGTGGCAAATATTATATTGTTCATTTCAAAGAATTGTTTAAACTCGATGGCAAGCCATCGGATTTTTCGGCTAATGATCAATCTCGAAGAAACGCAATTGTGAATTTATTGGAAGAGTGGAAGCTTATTGTCGTTCCTACGAAAGATTCCGTGGAGCCTGCGCCACTATCTCAAATTAAAATAATTTCTCACAAAGACAAAGCTGAGTGGGAGTTAGTTCCTAAGTACAATATCGGAAGAAAAAATAAAAATTCTTCTTGACAACCTAGAAAAAACCCTGTATAGTAATATAAATAAGTCAGAAGATTTTATAAATAATCTTCCCTTAGTCTTGCGGCAATGGTCGGAGACATTATATCCCTCGCTTTAAAGCGAGGCCTCGCTTTTTATAAGGAGAAAAGTATGGTTACTATGAGAACCTTGGCAGAATTTGATCCATTTTTGAAGAGAACTGTTGGTTTCGAAACTTTATTTCGGACATTAGACTCTATGTCTTCCTCAGATTCGTCTCAAGAAAAATATCCTCCGTACAATATTATAAAGACTGATAATCTTTATAAGATTGAAGTATCGGTTTCTGGATTTTCTGAAGAAGAGTTATCCGTAGTTCGTGAAAATTATGTGCTTACTATCTCGGGATCGAAAGATTCTGCTAAGACTGTAGGTAAAGAATATCTTCACAGAGGAATTGCTTCTAGAGATTTTGTAAAGAAGTTTACTATGTCCAAAGATCTGGTGGTGCTAGATGCCACGATTACAGATGGTCTATTAGTAGTATCTCTAGAATTGGTTATTCCCGAAGAGCATAAGCCTAGGGTGATTGATATTATTAGTTCGCCAAAAATGTTGGTAGACTAAATAACTGCATTAGGAGCGGCTCTGCTGCTCCTAATGCAATTCATCGGAGACTATAAACATGGAAACTCACGAGCAATTAATTGTATTACTAGAGCAATACAAATTCGAAAATGAGAAATTTGCCAGAGGAAACAAATCTGCTGGCGTTAGGGCAAGAAAAACGCTGATGGAAGTCATTAAGGCTTCAAAGCTGAGAAGATCAGAAATTCAAGAAGAAAAGGAATGGATTATTAAGAAATGAGCGAAACTTTAGATAATGAAAATAAATATGATGTTCATCTAAAACTAGACGAACAAACCGGAGACCACATTTTATACAGGACCACTAATAAAACTAATAATTTTGGTGATGTTACAATGACTCCTGCACTTCCTAATCAGAAAATTATTGAACTTGTGTGCAATAACAAAACGTTGATGACCGAACAGCCTCAATGCGTACAGAAAGTTCTAAACATGGAGTGGCGGTATTTGGAGAGAAGAATTGTCAAATGGCTAGGACATGTACCAGAAGCTATTGAGATCTTGACTCTTTTGAGAAACCACATTAAAAGTGAAAAGCGA